TCTAGCAGCACTAAAAGCATTCATCAATGAAGAAATGGCCAAACTGCAAAGAGACGGTCAGAGAGGTGATCTAAAATTTTGGATCAAGTTCAATCAAGATAAAGAGGCAGAGTTTAAGGCTCAACTCGCTGCACAGGGTATTGTGGTGACCTAAATAGTAGGCGGGAGTTAATCTTCCGCCTACCCACTTTACAATGTGATATAAGAATGAAAATATTTAACCATATCAACAATGACAAAGTTCTATGTGAACTGAAAAGAGAAGAATATAATGGCAAGCGATATTACATCTCACCAAACGGCACACGATTGCCTTCCGTCACAACCTTTCTATCACATTTCAAAGGTGACTCCATCAAAAAGTGGAGGGCCCGTGTGGGGGAAGAAGAAGCGAATAAGATATCAGCAAGAGCAAGCCGAAGAGGTACAAAATTCCATAGTCTTATGGAATCTTATATCACAAACGAGAAAGACTTCCTGACCGAAGATGTAATGCCTGATATGAAACAGGCATTCTTTGACATGATCCCGACCTTATCGAGAATAGATAATATTCACTATGTCGAGACGATGTTATATAGTGAGGCATTGGGTCTAGCAGGTCAGGTAGACTGTATTGGTGAGTTCGACGGAGTGCCGTCTATCATCGATTTCAAGACATCTACGAAACTGAAACGAGAGGATTGGATTCTAAACTACTTTGAGCAATGCACCTGCTACTCTCTGATGTATGAAGAGATGACAGGCATACAGTGTAAACAAATCGTTGTATTGATATCTGTGGATGGTGAAGTTCGGCCACAGGTATTTGTGAAGAACCGTAGAGATTATATTCCCGAACTTGCTAACAAGGTAAAACAATTTAGACAGGAGTTCGCATTATGAGAAAAGTATATATGGCAATCGCTTTGGTGTTTCTTAGTTTGGGTTTGTCTGGTTGCGTTTTGGCGACCGTCGGTGAGTGTGCTTTACGGGACGCAACTAGTAGGCCGTGCCAGTGAAGGAGTTAATGGTGAGAAAGGACCTGAACTTGAAGATTTTGAAAATACTCTTGACAACTAGTCTATTATTTGCTAATATAGCATATGCTTCGGATGATATCACTTGCGAAAAGGATACAAAGAAGGATCACATTGTTCACTGTAAGACAAAGAAGGTGATGGATGTTTCGCTGGTTAGCATTAATGGCGGTGAGTGTAACGCTCCTTCATTCCACTGGCATGGTGAAGGTAAGTTTGCCGTACCAGGAACTAAAGAATGCTCCTATGTCGGAGCAGTAACATTATCAATTGACGGACATACAAAAACATTTGCTCCGTTATAAATAGAATTGCCGAGGTCGTTGAGAGGAACGACATAGACACTGAGGACGTGGGTGCGACTCCCACCGCCTCCACCATAGATACACTCCTTCCTGAGTCGCCAGGTTGATTTATATCCCCTGTAGGAAGTTATCGTGAAGCGAATAATGATATTTGAGTGTATCTTTGATGGGGGCGAACTAGGATCGACTGGTGTAGTAAGGGTTCAAGGAGACCAAAGGCAAATATAGGTGCTAACGACAACGTTTCACCATTTGAGATGGCCCTAGCGGCTTAATCTCATTGGGTTTGGTGGTTTTCCTAGAAACAGAAAAATCACCTTTAACACACAAACACATACAGGAGTAAATCATGGATACATATAACGCACATTCACCCTTTACAATCCGGCTAGAACTGCTAAAATTAGCACAGTCAATTGAGAACGATAGGGTATGGGTACAACGGAATAAACAAGAACAAGAATTTCAAATGGTGCGTGAACAGGCCGATAGAAAAGGTTGGGACACTATACCTGATTTTCCCGACTTTGAGGTCGTCACCTATGAAGATGTTGTCCGAGTGGCAGAGGAACTAAACAAGTTCGTCTCTAACAAAGGTTGATAATGATGACGCCGGATGATATTCAAAAGTTTAGTATGGAGATTGAGGAACTGGTCTATATGAAAGACATTCCATATATCGATGCCGTGATTGAATACTGTGAAGCAACTGGTTTTGAACTAGAAACCGCTGCGAAACTAATCTCCGGCGTTCTCAAATCCAAAATCAAACTCGAAGCCGAAAACCTCCACTACCTCAAAAAGTCAAACACCTCACAACTTCCTCTATAAGAAGGAACTACATCATGGAAAACAAGGAAACTTTCTCCAAGAAGGAGATTGAAAACATCTATCGTATGAAAAACGAGATTGAAGACCTTATCAAGACCAAAGAACTATTCAACTATTATATTATCTCAATGCCATCGGCGACGGAGAAATTAACAAAGCACTCTTACACCAAAAATCATGTGTCATTTGTGATTGCTGGTGGTGTGTTTGCTTCTATCTTTCATAAGGAGAAAATAAACGATATTGATGTATTCATCTTGGGTGAACGACATATCATTAATTCAGAAGATTGGATTACACCCAATTACGATGCTTTTTCAACCTTGATTCGTTATAAAGAGGGACGTTGGAATGTAAAATTTCACCTTGACGAGGGTGATGACTATCATAATCCTCGTGTCTATGGCACCGCTACACACAAGGAATCTAGCATTCAGTATATTATGACCGATCATCTAACACGACAGGATCTACTAAAGGACTTTGACTTCGTTCATTGCACCGTGTCATATCACGAAGGTAAACTAAACATCAATCGTGGTGCCTATGATGCTATTGCTAACAGGCATCTGGTTCCTCAGAATCGTAAGAAGAAGATCAAGCAATGGCGCAGGGATAAGTTTCGTGGTCGTGGTTGGTGGGACGATGACAATCCAGTAAATACAACTAGCAGAACTATAAAAGATATTATGGACGAAATTATTGATAAAAAGGCTGTAGATATTTTTGAAGATGCCTTGAAGCATCCTGCGATCAATCCAACTAATATTGGAGATTATGAATGGAATGATCTACTAAAGCAAGATGGAAAAATGAGTCATAAACAGGTGTGGACGAATACAACAGCAACAGATCCGTATCTACAAACAAAATGAAACACTTTACTGGATATGGTGCATATCAGTTGTTTCTGGCCTTACGAACACACTTCCTAAGTCCAAAGTATGATTTCTTTGAAATGCATGGTAAACTCCGTGCAACAAAGGAGTCATACAACAAAAGAAACGACCGATTGTTTCTTGAGAAGTTGGCGAAGACATATGATCCTGAAACTCTTAGGGATTTCTATATCGCCAACATTCTTGAGGATAAACAATATGTGACAGACTTACTTGATGATAGTGCTGCTGCCAATCTTGTAAAATATCAGGCTCGCCGACAGGCACTATCATACAATGTGTCCAATGATGTTGATCTGGTGCTTCGTAACGGATCTTGCGATGCATTCAAAACACATCCCGACCAATATCCTGGAGTGCTTGTTCTGTATCTACAGCGCCGTATTAGTATTGAATCCATGGTGATTATGAATGACTTTATTCTCTTTAGACAAAAGTTTGATAAATACTATGACGGTGATGTGATATGGCCTAAAGTATCTCTAAAGATGATCAAGTATAGGCCCTTTTTAAAGTATGATATGGAGAGAATGAAACTCATACTCAAGGAGCGTATAGATGAAAACTCTAGAGGGCAATGCGTCTGATATATTAAAGGAATGGGTTGACGGAAGGTATGAGGTTTTTTACAAATACGATGGTGAAAGAGTGTTTCAGATAGAAATCTATGAAAGGGAGACAGACTTAAGTTTTGTACCTAATGAAGAGACGAAACATTTCTTGGAGATAATACTTGGATAAACAGAGAAGACAAAAGAGATTCCAACAGAAGCAACGGCACATTGAGCGCCAGTTTTCTATCCGAAAAATAAATAACTTCACATGGGGTTATAACGACAACGAAGAACAAAAGCACCGCTTTCATAAGATGAAAGGATGGACTTGCCATTCTGGTTGTTCTCTATGTGGCAACCCCAGAACATATTGGGGTGCGAAGACATTACAAGAAGCAAGATTTGAATGTTCCGCAGTTGAACAGATTAAGCGGGACTCTATTGGTAAACACGAATGGGAAGATTTAACTGACCCTAGAATGGAGTGGTAAATGACTAAGACAGTGAATCAGGTAAAGACAGATAATGAATTTTATCGTGAAGGTTATAAGGATGGATATAAAGACGGCCAGGAAGTGGCTCGTGAAGATGCACGAAAGTTTTTTGAAACTATGATGCAGGATTCGCCGCCAGAATGGATGAACCAGGTTCCTGGTGCTCCTCCTACACCTCGCTAAATAATGCTTGACAGAGGGAGATTCCTCTGTTATAATACCTTATATTATGATGATGTGGACAAGAAACTATACAACGAACATACAAGGAAAATACAATGAACTTTTCAAATCTTAAGAAGCAATCCTCAAAGTTTGACAACCTACTCAAGGAAGTCGATAAACTACAGAATCCCACCTACGAGAAGGACGATAGCACAGATAACTATTGGAAGCCAACACCAGATAAGACTGGTAATGCTC